TGTTGGTGATGTATTTCATACAGACACAGTTGATGAGCTAGAGCACGTTCTTTTCTATAGTGATAATACTGCACTTATTCAACGTAGAAAATTTAAATATGATTTTGCGACTGATCAATCAACCTCTATTCAATATATTTTCAACGGTGCTACTACAGAACAAATTGTAGAGTTGCGTGAAAGAGTAGTAAACCTTACTGCTGCCTCTCATGTGGTGAGAGAAAGACAGATCAGAGATAAGATTACTAAAATTTCTGAAGAGCAATTGTTTTATGATGCCACTATGAATAAGAGGCTAGTTGAAAGAACAGCAATGCTCAAAGGTTCTGACTGGCGTGTCCTACCTGACATTGAAGATTCTTACGAAGGTGAGAAAGAGATGTGGAAGAAGTGGAGAAAGGCACTTCGTAACATGGATGCATTCACTAAAAAGTATGATGATCCTCTAGATCTCTTCAAGGCAATCAAGGGTATTAAATGGCCTATTGACCCAGCAATTTATAAAATTGCATATCCTGATAATGTAGATCCTGCTGGTAATGCAATTGAATACAATCTTGATATAGATGATGCGAGGTTATGGACAGAAAGAGATGTTGATGCATCTAAAGATTATGTCAATGATAGATTGACAACTATCATTGAATGGAGAGATAGATCTACTAACGCCAAGAGAGCGGTAGCACAAGGAGTACAAGATTTGATGAAGTTGATGCGAGTCGAAGACTTCGTTGAAAACGGTATCGATTATTCGACATTTTATAGTGAGGAAGATTTAGATGATATGGTTGCTGAATGATGTTCTGACTCCTGCAGAGTCAGGTAATCTACTTTCTGTATACACAGAGCATAGATTTCACTGTGGAAGTGATAGTAATCCCAGAGCAAATGTAAAGAAAAGTCTTGCACTTAATTATGATGACCGAGATTATAAAAGGTGTATAGAAACCCTCTATAAACCACTACAGAAAGCAACAAAAGATTATCTAATCAGGAGATCTGGACAACCATATTTTGTTTGGTATAAGACTGGTGGGTTTTATAATTGGCACTTGGATGCATTCCCTATCTCTGGTATTGCACCACACTTTAGTTACACTGTAGCTCTTAATGACCCTGATGAATATGAGGGTGGAGAGTTAGTTATTCGTGTTGGTAATACTGAATCATCATTTAAACCACCAAAAGGATCAGTTATTTTATATAATACTGGTCTTTGGCATAAAGTAAATGAAGTCACTAGTGGTGATAGAAAGGTGGCTATTGGTTGGGCAGAGAGTTACATTAAAGAATCTGCTATGAGACAGAATATTATTGATCTTAAGCTGGCAATCAATAATGTTGCTGATGACATTAGTCATGAACAACTAGAGAAACTTGAATCCGCAAGAATGAACATGATTAGAGAATTTGTAGATAGACCATGACATATATTACTAGCGACGTTTTACAATACGATAACTTCTTTGATCGAGACGATTGGGAAGAGATTAAGAATAAGACTGGATATGGATCGCGATGGACCTTTGGTCACACCTCATTAGGTAAAGATCATCCAGATTATAATAGTTGCACACCATTCTGGAAGCAGGATTTTGCTGAAGATGCTTTCTTTTATGATCACCTTCTAAATAAGATACAGAAGAAACTAAATACACGATTCAAACTACAACATGTGTATGCTAATGGGCATACTTACGGTCTAGATGGGTCAATTCATGTTGATGCAGAGACTGATAACGGAAGAACGCTATTGTTATATGTAAATCCTAAATGGCATCCAATGCTAGGTGGGGCAACTAACTTCTACATCAATGATGGTGAAGTACATAGTATTTTTCCAAGACCAAACAAAGCAGTATTGTTCCCTGGTAAGATACCACACTGTGCTGCACCGTGTACTAGAAACTTCAAAGGATTAAGAGTCACTGTCGCCTGGAAAATGTTTATCGATGATTAACCAAAACTATCAGATCTTCAATCTACAAGAGATTCTTGGACGCTATGCAATGACAGCTGGTGTTCCATTGGCGTTCATTAGAGTCACTGGATGGAACAATAGCACTAATGTTGATGCTATCAATACATCTATTGCTAGATATTCAAAAATGCTAGAGTCAGATCTTATTGCTGACATGAAAGATTCAGAGTATGTGGTGGTAGAGCTTGAGAAACTAGATCAGGGTGTTCTTGATTACTTTGATGACAACTTCCCTGATAGTCAAGCAGCTGTTGCTAATCCAGAGATGTATGTGTTTTATGCATTGTATAATGATCTAGGACAACTTATCGCATCAAACGAATGATCTTCTCCGACACTTACACAGTAAAAGAAGTCTACAGTGTATTGAGGCAAGAGCATCTATACACAAGTTCGATGATGCCGTGGTTGTATACATCGTTGAAAGATGTGAAGTATCAACCTGCAATAGCAGATAATGCTCGTAATAATATAAATGAAATCTTTGTATTTGATTATTTAATTAGCGGAGTGGCTCCTATTATTGAAAACGAGCGCAAGGAGTTTCGTGTTAATCATAATGGTAATGAGCACTTGTCTTATGAGAGTAGGGTAATCTTATCGTACAATGCACTGTATCAACAGCGTCAGTTACAACATCTAATCGATGAGACAAACACCTCACATTTGAGGGACGCATATGATAAGGCTACAGAAGTTCTTCATACACTTCATGCTAATCCAGACGCACGTATAAGTTTTGATAAAGGCGCTCAACTTGTTGGTTATTTGTATGATATCTCTGGTACTCCTACCGCAATAAAGGTGAAACAAGGTCAGGGTCTAGATTATAACATTACTGGTAACGAAGTAATGTCTAGACTTGTCGCGCATTGTAAAAGAAATCCTTTGTACCTAGATGGTGAGATGATCTTCCATGCTGATGGTAGAGAATCATTTAGATTAAACTGTCAATATCATACAGCATTTTGGAGAGAAAGAAAGAATAAAAAAGAGACCAGAAGTGTGATCACCAGTGAGATCAATCGTGAGAAGATTGAGTTGAGAGATGAACAGATTTCAAGAGAACATCTATATGGTCTGTCATCTGCAAAGGGTGATTTCTTGACAGAAGAACATGGAAAGTATATCAATAGCGTATTTCCTGACACTCGTCAAGTAGTATTTGACAATGGAGTAAGAAGAGGACTACAGAACTTTAGAGTTGACTTTGAGTTTGTATTTGAGAACAATGAATTGGTAGATATTCTATTGTTTAGGACAACACACAACGAGTTTAAAGAGATCGAGACCCTGATCCCTTGACAACCAGGGGCTGATGCTGTATGATTCATGGGTTGATCACCCCCTACATAATGCAAGGTTCATTGCCTGACCGTTCTGCGCTCAATATTCATGACGCTGCCTGCCTCGCTCCTTTCTTTCGTGCTCAAGCACCTCACGGTGACATTCCAACACGTCAGGAACTACGTGCGAGGGGTCTACAGTCAAAGAAGCGTGAGGACTCTCTCAAGGGCATCTGTGATGCTCTGAATCGTGTCTACCCTGATAGTGTTGACTACAGTGTAGTTGAAGATGCTCGCAAGCGCAAGCAAGCTGAAGCAAAAGCAGAAAAAGAGGCAGCATGTACGAAGAACTAAATTCATTTGAAGAAGCACTTAAACATTTCGGTACTAGAGTTGAATACACTATTGCCATGGAAATGTCACGACGCATCACTCCTGAAGATGCGTATCAAATGATCAAGGATGAACTCAAAGAAGTCAAAAAGTGCCGTAAACTATTCAACAAGGAGCAAGCATAATGTCATCACCACGCCAAAAAGATCCATCAGATCCACTTTATGATCCTAATGATAAGTGGAATGAGTACAAGGTAGATCTACATTGTAATGAAGAACACTCACCTGATGAGTGGGATCCAAAGACAGAAGGTAAGATTGCTGATCCACAATCAAGACACCAAGATAAGGTATTAGATAAGTTCTGTGATGATCACCCTGGTTCCCCTATGTGTAAGGTATTCGATGACTGACGAAGAACTTAAGCAACAAAGACGACGTGATGCATTCAATCTCTTTTATGAAAGTGTATTGAAGCCTGACAATAGACTACGGTCATGTGCTCACAATCAAGAGTGCTTCAATGAACTAATGGAGTGGCGAGCTGATATCATTTCATATCTAGATGACAGAAGGAATCGTGAATTCTAATCTATATACTTAAGTTTACATTTATTGCCATGACCAAACATGACATGTTAATCGACTCCATCAACATCAAACTGCACGAAGTGTTTAACATGGGCAGGACACTAGATGATAGTGACTGGGACGATGATGCAGCATCACAAATCTCTCAACATATTCTAGAACTAGTTGAAGACCATCAACAATCAAGGAAAACTAATTATGGAGTCCACAATGGACAGTATCAATGGCGAGCAAGTGACTGAAGTTGTTGTACCTGAAGGTGCAGAACTCATTGATGATGTATTCTATGTCTGGGAAACTAGGTATGGATTGTATTCTACAATGACAAAGCAAGGTCGTCAAATGATGACTGGTGGTAC